AATTAGTATTAATACAACCAATAACAGACAATCAAGTTAGAAGTATTATATATGACTTAGATGGTGGCTCTATAGAATCATCAATACAATTACCTAATAATTTAGATGCACAAAAATTAGGAAGTGCAATAACATATTATCGTAGATATACTTTACAATCTTTATTAGCATTACAAGCAGTTGATGATGATGGTAATCTAGCAGTTAAAAAACCTCCATTACCAAAATTATTAATTAATACCCCACAATATAAAAATGCATTAGAAGGTATGAAAGATGGTAAAACAATCAATGATATTAAACAACATTATACAGTAACAAAACAAATAGAAGAAGAATTATTAAACTTTAAAATCAATTAAAATTATGGGAGCAATTATTAATGCAAGTATCAACGTAGCTAAACTACCTAAAGAAAAATTTGTCAAAGGTAAAGATGGTGCGGTGTGGTACAATTTAACTATCTCTATTCAAGATGAAACTCGTTATGGAAATAACGTAGCACTAATGGATAGTAGAACATCTGAAGAACGTGAAGCAGGTAAACAGGCTTTATACTTTGGTAATGGTAAAGTGGCGTGGATTAAAGACGCACAAAACGGAAAAGGTAATATACATTTAGCTGAAAGAGAAGAAAAGATTGATATTATATCAGGAACAGAATCAGCTTATGTTAAAGAAGAATCAGACTTGCCTTTTTAAAAAAAACTTTATCAATCTAAAAATGGGTATGGGTTTTTATAATTCATACCTTTTTTTTTATATATTTATTAAATGACAGAAAAACAAACAGAACACCAAATGCTGATGCAGTTTATCGAAGAAGACTGTTTTGTAAACACAAAAGAAACTATTGAATACCCTCCTGTTGCATTATCTTATGGGGAAAAACTAATCAAATCAAAAAAGGGCGATTTATTATTACCAATACCTTTGGGAACATTTGGTAATCTAAGTGTTGTAAGCGCACCACCTAAAACAAAGAAAACATTTTTTATCAGTTTATTAGCTTCAGTATTTTTAAGTAATAAAAACATATATGGCGGAAGAATAAAAGGTCATAGAAAAAACGGACACTTAATACACTTTGATACAGAACAAGGACTATGGCATTGTCAAAAGGTTTTCAAAAGGGTTTATGATATGAACTCACAAATAAATCCAGATATATACCACACCTTTGGACTTAGAACAATAGGACATAAACACCGACAAGAGTTTATTGAATATTATCTATCCCAAAAAATAAACGAGCCATCACTTGTAATTATCGATGGAATTGCCGACCTTGTAAGTGATGTTAATGATTTACAACAATCTAATGACTGTGTACAAAAGTTAATGGAATGGTCTGCTAAACATAATTGCCATATAATTAGTGTGATTCATAATAACTTTGGAACTTCTAAAATGACAGGTCATCTTGGTTCTATGCTTGAAAAAAAGGTGGAAACACACATTGAGTTAGAAGCTAATACTGTTAATAAAGATTGGGTTACTGTTAAATGCAAACGTAGTAGGGGTTATGCTTTTGAAACATTTAGCTTTACAGTAAATGAATATGGCATACCAAGTGTTGTTGAAGATTTATACGACCCTTTAAATTAGTATGATACAAGATAAAATGATATTAATCGCAAATAAGCACAAAAATTGGGTTGATATCGTTATGACTTTTGGTTGCAATAAAAGAACTGCAGAAGACCTTACACAAGAAATGTACATAAAAATACAACTAAAGCTAGAAAAAGGCTTAGATATTATGTATGAAGATGATATTAATTACTATTATATCTTTAAAACATTAAGGTCATTATTTTTAGACTTAAAACGCAAAGGTAAAAACATATCTATGATACCTTTAGATAACATACATTTAACTAACAATGATGTCAATTATGATGAAAGCTATGACAAAGTAAAAGAAGCATTATCTAAGATGTATTGGTATGATAGAAAAGTTTTTGAAATAATAAATCAAGGAGAAAGTATAGCTGAATTTTCTAGGAAGTCATATATACATTATTATTCTTTATATAATACATATAAAAAAGTAAAGGACAAACTAAAAAAATTATTATGAATTATAGAGTCTTTTATGAAAAACATTATAAATTAAAAATACCTAAAAATTGGGAAATACACCATATTGATGCTGATAGGAAAAATAATAATATAAATAATTTAATAATGTTACCAAAAAAATTACATAGAGCATTACATAAACATATTGGTCTATTGTCAAAAAAACATTTAAAAATTTTAAGAAGATGGTATAAGAAAAAAGGTATGTATTATGGTTCTTATTTTTTAGGTAGAGAATTAAGGGATAAAGTAGATACAATGAATATAAGTTTAAAAAGAAAAAAAATAAATAAAATTATAGTTGAAAAAAACAGAAAAGATTATTTAGATTATGCCAAAAAATATAACATAAAAACTAATAAATTGATAGATAGTTTATATCAAGATAACGAAATAAAAATAAATTTTATTAGTGATTGGATGCCAAAAGACAATATGATTGATTATAATAGTGTTTTATCTAATGAAGAAATATGTAATACTTACAATGAATTAAATAAATTATTATGAATTATAGGTATCCTAAATCTTTGTGGGTTATTGCAGAAGAAATAGCAAATGCTAGAACTACAATGAATAAAAGTAACAGAAAAAATAATCCTAGATTTGACAGGGGGAAAAAAAATAATTATGTTGATATTTTAGGTGTAGTTGGAGAATTAATAGTTCTTGACTATTTAACTGAAAAAAACATTGATTATACAATGATTAAAATTTTAAATCCTTACCCATCTAAAGAAGCAGATTTTACAGTAAAAAATAAAAAAATAGATGTAAAAGCTACTGAAGATTCAAAATACAAAAGTGTACTAGTTAATGAAGAAGCGCATAAAAAAGGACTAAATAAAATAGATTTATATTGGTTTGTTTATATCATTGATAAACAAAATTGTCAGTTTTATTTTGCTGATTACAATGAAGTAAGTAAATGGGATTGTAAATTAATGAAATACACTAATGCATATCATTCAAAAATAGAAAATTTAAAAAAATGAAATTAGGAGATATAATATACTACATTACTAAGTACACAGGCATAAAACATATAGTAGAAACATATCACGCATTTAAAGGAACTAAATGTAAGTGCGATGAAAGAAGAAAAAAATTCAACGAAATAAAAATTAAAAGATGGTAACCTTTGAAGAAACAGATTTCAGATTATGGACAGTATTCCGAATGGGTACAAAACAACACATATCAGCCAAAGAGTTTGAATTGGTGTGCAAACTACACGCAAAATATTACAAGCATAGTTTTTATAAACCCTGCACTTGCTCGCCCAAAACAGTAAACAGATGGATTAAAGATTTAAATGTAATCTGGGACAATGGGACTGAAAAAGATTCATAAATGGGAGAAAGCAGTTATATTGCTTTTAAATTTTGATGGTTGGGATTTAACTTGGTCAGGCGATGGATATACACATTATGATGCTATCGGTAAAACTCCAAAAGGTTTTGATTGTGTTATTGAAATGAAGTTCCGTAATAAATATTATGAAGATAAAATGCTTGAGAAAGACAAGTATGATTCATTAATGAAATTAGATAAAGATATAATTAAACTTTATTTTGTTAATGACCCCAAAGGAAATTTTATGTATTGGCTTAACACCCTAAAAATGCCAGAACCTGTTAAAAAATATTGTCCAGACACTACAATGTGGACAAAAAAAAGATTAAAAAAAGATGTTTATCTTCTCAAAGAAAATCAAGCTAGTAGGATAAATATTAATCTTCTCTAAATAAAAGTTATTAAATTTTGTTTATAACTTATTTTGTTTTATATTAGCTATGTAATTGCAATTAAGCAGTTATAAAAACAAAACAAAATGGGAACAAAAAAAACAAAATGGGAACAAAAAGACCAGATTAAAAAACTTATTAGAACTATTAATGATAGAATTGTTAATATTAAGGTTTTAAAAGGTGGTTGGATAATGACAGATAAAGTCTTAAGACTTGTATTCAAAGAACATCCTCAATTACAAGATGAATGGGATATTTTACATTTGAGAAAAGATAAGTTAAAAAGATTATTATGGAAATTACCATAAGCTAAATTAATTTAAAACAAAACAATGATAGAAACTTACAAGAAATTTTTAAAACAAGACCCTAACAATTGGAAATGGTTAATTTGCTTTTATGTTATGGCATTTTTTATTACAG